TCAGCCGGACGGCGTGTCGCCAGAACCTCGTCCAACGCCACGCCCAAACCCGGATTGAAACCACCACCCTCACGCCTGCGCTTGGGTTTCGCGGGCGGCAAGCGCAGCGGGTCACGCGCGGCCAACGCCACCTGTCGAGACTCGTCCGAGGAACGGCCCATCATGCGCTGCCGGCGATACAACCACGCCTGATCTTCCACCAGTCCCAGACGTTCGCACTCCCGGCCTATCTGCGCTTCGGACGGTTTCGTATCGTTGCGCAGCTTGCGGACGATGCCGTTGATGTCGCCGGAACCGCACCAGCGACCCGTGCTGTTGTCCGCGTAGAAGCGTCGAACGGCCTCACGCGCCTCTACCGCCGTGATGTCCGAACGCAGTTCCGAATGGAACGCGTCAAGCTGAACATCATCCCACTGCGCGTTGCCGTGATGCGCGTTAATCAGCGACAACAACGCCGCCGCCTCACCCTTGCTGAGCATTGAGACCTCCCTGCGAGTATCGGGCCCGCTCCTCCTCGGTCATGTACTGCCAAGTTTTCGCCATGTTCGCTTCGAGATTCTGCTGGCTGCGGGACTTGACCGGCTGGACTTGCCGGGCCCTTGGGGTCTCCGGTTTGGGTTTCTCCCAGTTGCGTGCGTACAGTTCCCCGCCGATGAACCGGCTGAACGTCTTCACGAACCGTTCCTCGGTGGCCCCGACATACGCTCGGGTTTTGGCTTCAAGAAACTCGCACGGGTCAGCCTCGCCGGCAGCTCTCACAATCTTGGGCCATTCGATTTCCAACTGCATTCGAGCCTGAGAGGTCTTCCCGTCGAACCTGTTCGTCGGGTAAATACGCTCAAGACTGTCGAGCAGTCCATCGAAGTCAGGCTTTGAGGGGGTAGGGGGAGTTGAATTATCTTTAGATAATTCATTCTGGTGTTCTGGTGTTCTGGTGTTCTGGTGTTTGTCCCGATTCAGACGTGATTCAGCCGTCTGAAAGTCATCTGAATCGGAGGTTTTTACCTCGTTTTTATTTTTACGGTAATTTTCAGCATTGCTTTCACGCTTCTTTTGTACCTGTTCGCGACTGCGATTGTGTATAAGATAATCGTGAATATAGTACCCGTTGTTCCCGTCCGGTTCGATCATGCCGACATTGCACAGTGCCTCAAGTTCTGAATCGGTGATATCCAGCACGTAAAGCGCATCATCTTCACTGATATGACCGTCTGAAAGATTATCTCCGCAGAAGGTAAGCATCATCGTGAACGCACCTATCGCGCTCGGGCATGTGTGCCTGAGTTTTCGCACCTTGCGATTCATGTAGAAGCCGTTGACGAGCTGCACGTATCCGCGCCTTGCCATCGGTCAATCTCCTTTCCGGGCTGGTTCGCGTCCTAGTCGAGGGAGAGCGGGAAGAACGGTTCCGGCTTGTCGAGCTTGTACCCGCAGTAGGGGGCATGTCACGTAATATGTGCCCACAGTCTCGCCGCAGTGGGCGCATTCCACGTATCCGATGCTCATGATTTCTCCTTGACCGGTTTGCAGTTGTGTGGCGCTTGTGAGATTCTGCTGGTCTGGCATGCGTATGATCGGCTGCCGTCGCGGAGGATGATGGTGTCCGCCGTTTCTTCAGCCCAGCCGAGATAGGCGACGAGGGCGAAGAACAGTACGGAGAACAGTACGGCGGCGGCGATGGCGAGTGTTGCGGCCTTGCCAATGCAACTCATTCGTTTACCGCCTTCCGCGCCAGTGCGAGTAGTTCCTTGGCTTGTCGGATATATTCCTCATGGAAGCCGGGAATCTCACCGGCATAATTCCATGCGTCATCCTCGTCTTTCGCCGCGTAGCTATCGACGCCATCCCATTCGCAGCTGTTCCAGCAGAGCCGTCTCGCCACGGCCTCAATCTCTGCATTCGTGGGTGGTGCACTGCGGCCACGCAGGTAAGCTTCCTGCAAATCGTCCGTGTCGCAGTAAAACTGTTCCTTGACATGCGTTCCATTCCAGTAGCGGGTCGGATACGCCTTCTCAGCTTCATCATCAGCGATGCTCATTTCGCATCCTCGCTTTGCTCGGTGGTTTCGGTTTCATCTTCAAATGGGACTGCCAGCTTCACATGGCTGTTCATGATTGCGATGGGAGCAGGATTGCCAAGGAATGAAACGTGTCCGATGCCGGAACCATCCGTATAACTCACAGCAAGCCCGTAGATACCGTCACAGCATCCTATCCATCCGCTTTTCAGGTAGTATGTTTCGTTCGTATCAAGTTCCACGCGCAGACCCATGTCATGCGGGAGGAGTTCTAACACACCGCTCATTTCGTGTCCTCGCTTGTGAGAATCGCTAGTATGGTGTCCTCGCATTCCGGTTTTGGCAGTGGTTGCGGTGTGCTCATATCCTCGTAGTACTTGTTTAGAGCGTGCAAGCTTGTTTGCGTGTCTGGGTTGTCGGAATCGTAAAATACGGTCAGCCAGTCATACTGTGAGTTTTGCACGTATCGCAAGTGCAGTGGACAGAAGAATCGCGGCTCATTATCATTTGTGAACAGGCACAACCAGTCTTCGTCGTCGGTAATGTCCATGATTGCGTTTTCCTCGCTCGTTGCCCAGAAGTCGTACTGCATGCAACAGCCCGGGTAGTCACATTTTGCCAAGTAGGTTGTTCTCACTCTCATGCTCATTTCCTGTCCCTTTCCCAAATATTCTCAACCATCCCGCACCACTTATCCCATGCTTCCTCTCTCGTATCGGCATAAGGGGCTTCCAAGTGGGTGCAGAAAAACATGTAGCGGCCTCTCCATTCGAATATGAGCGGGACACATCCGTAGAGGGGGCAGCAGTGCCGAATCTTCGATGCTAGATTGAACATGTTCGTCTCCTTAAATCTCGTATGAAGTTGTGGCGGCTTCGCCAGTCCGAGGGCGTGCCGCTCGTCGCCGTGAGCAGCACGCCGTCATCGAATATCTTCCAGTGGCCGCTGCCGGCGCGTACCACCGTGTAGCCGTGCGAGGCTATCCAATGCATGAGTTTGCGGTCATCTCCACGCGCGGTCATGCTTTGAGCCTCATCTTCAACGCGAGACCATTCTCATGCACGCCACCGTTGTCGAAGCCCATGAAACCGTTGAACAGTTCGTATTCGAGCAGGGCGGTGTCCACGCGGAACTCGTCATACCGATGATTTTTGATGCGGTCCATGACAAGCCTCATCGATGCGACGGTATCCCTGCGGTCGGCCTGTATCGGAATGAGATACGGCCAAAGATTCCATTCGCCCGGATGATCGTTCAGCCAATGGGCGAAATCAACGAGTTTCCTATCTTCCATCATGTTCTCCTTGCCTTTTCGATGAATTCGCGCAGATACGGGTCATCGATGTCGATGGGGTGGCCGGCGAAAACCATGCCGCCCTCTTGGATGGGCAATGGGGGAGTGCGTTTGGTTTTATGCTCCCTTGCCTATTTCGCGCTTCCGGCTCTATACCGGTCTTGCCGTCCAAGTCGGTTGACGGGCGAACATGATAGGCGGCGAAGAACGGGCCGAGATTGTACGTGTAGTTGAAGTAGCAGCCATAGTCATAGTCAGGGTCGTACCCGTAATCCCAGAAGTTCTCGGGAATATCCCGGCGTACCACATACAGGGCGTAGCTCATTCTTCGTCTCCTTCGATGATTCCATGTCCTGCTATCAATGCGAGGGTCTTTAAGTCGGTGAGCACGGGCTGGTTGTCCATGCTTGACAACGTGTTCAAGCCGAGACCCTTCTGTTTGAACACGACGAACCAGTAAGGTGCGTCAGCGTTACCCGCCTCGGTACGGCCCTCCTGCATCCACTCCTTGAGTCTCCCCGTATAGGTGCTGTAGTTTTTACACTCCAATACGACCGGCTGGCCGTGGATACGCAGACCGGTGATATCGCCCTGGTCTTTCGTCCCATGCAACACTTCACGGTGTATCGTCTGCTCGCTGTCACCCAACCGGGCGCGCAAATAGTTGACCACCTTGGATTCAAGCAGTGTGCCTTTGGCTTTCTGTCGGCTCATTCGTCCATCCACCATTCAGTCGGGTCATCGTGAAACTGGCAGTCCACGCAGTCCCCGAATACGTTCAAGATTCCTCCGCAGTACGGGCAATGCTCATACTGGACGGGCAGATAACTCGGTCTCATAATCAGAACTCCGGGTTGTCTCGTAGTCGTTTTTGCACGTCCCCGCGCATCTGCTCGATCACATCGACCCGAAGTCCGGTAGCCAAGCGAATCTCCTCTGCCGGACGGTTCGAGTCTTCAATGAGTAGTTGCCATGCTTTACTTGTCGCTTTGCTCAATGTGAGTCTCCTTCGCCAGATCAGTGCTGATACGCACCCGATAGTCGGTGATGCTCCAAGTCAGATGGTTCAACTGCCAGACGGTGAGTCCAAGAAAACACAGCAGACAAAACGCTTCAATGATGACCAGCATCGTGTTCTTTGACGTGATGCCCACCGCGAGGGAGAACGAGTAGAACACGTCCCACCCCAAATACCAGTACACAAGCCATAATCCGGGTTTGCTGCCGTCACGTCGTTCGTAAACCGTGACCATATCCTTATCACTCATTTCGATTCCTTCTTCTAGTCCTGTTCACGCCGCCCCATACGCCTTGCAATGGGTAGCCGCTGATTCTGTCGTGTTGCGCCGCGTACCGTGCGCATTCGCATATCGCCGGACATTGGGCGCAGGCCTTGAGCGCCAATCGTTCCTCGCTGGACGTGGTTGGGAAGAACAGGTCAGGGTCCATGTCACGGCACGCGGCCTTGTCACGCCAGCCGCTCAATTCAATTCCTTCTTCGCGTTTTGAGACTACTTACGCTCATGATTCCTCCTTGAGCGTGGCGACATATGCGATGGCCTTGCGTTCACGCTTCGCGTACCTCTCGCACTTGCGTTTGAGACGTTTGAGGCTCATGGCGTACAGGAAGTCTCTGAAGTTGCCTTCTTCGTAGATTTTGGCTCGATAACGGCCGCAGGTGCCTTCCGCGCCGATATGCGCAACCAAATGGTCTGTAAGCTGAATCTCGTTCATGCGTTTTCCTTTCGATATGGGTTTGGCGTGTATTCGGGCGGTTCCTCGCCGGGCATGGGGTTCATGTTCTTGAGGGCTTGGATATATCCGTTCTCCCATGCCTGTTCGGCTATCTGCCGGTCGTGTTCGTCTATGGCGGGTTTGAAAGCCGCCAGCAACAGGTCTTCGCTGTACAACTCGCCTTGTTCCCAGACGGAATCGCAAGCCATGCGCAGCAGTTCCCTGAAATCCTCGGGAATATAGTCTGGATGAATTGTTTCGTCGTGTCCGCTCATTGTCCGCCTCCCATTTCCTTCTCGTGTGCCATGATTTCCACGTCATTGGCGATCATTCGCAGTATGCCGGCGAGCGTGCCATACGATTCGGCGGTCGGATACACCGACTTGCTGATGTACACGTCCCATTTGTCGGAGTCCTGATGGTTGTCCGCCTTGAGGATGATGAGTGGGGTGTCGTCGATGAAATGCCCATCTTTCATCCCTCGAATCTTGAGCATCAGGCGCACTGAATCCGCCTGTTCACTCGTGTTGCCCAGAATATCCAGCGTGCTCATCGTCTGCCTCCCAGACTCTCGTAGATCAACCGATAACGCTTGTCCCCGTTGCACATCGCATTCCAACGACGGATGGCGGCGGCGAGCATCATGTCTTTCGGCCACTCCCACTCCACTGCGGGCTTCGACTTCAACGCGAGAGCATACGGCTTATACCTGCATCCGCCGCACCGGAAGACCAAAGCGGACAGATAATGCTGCTCCTCCCATTTCGCCTTGACCTTGCCCCCGCATTTGGGACACGGGCTAATTTTGTGAAAACGCATCAGTCCATCCTTTCGTCCAACCATTTGATGTCCTCCCAGATCGAGGGCATGACCTGATCGAGAGCGCCACTACTGCTCAATGCCCATACAGCGCCGTAGTTGGTGCGCTCCCGCACCGCCGTGACATAACCTTTGTCCGGGTAGACGCGGGATTCCGCAATCCAGTGGAACGGGAGCATCCCCTTGCGCAGAATCAAAGTGAAACGTTCATGGCTAACCTTGATGAAGCTCCTCATGTCGCTCATTCCTCCGTTGCCTTCATCGGGTAATTGATGTCCACAAGCAACTGTGTGTAATAGCTGAGCGCCTTCACGAGTTTGAACGGCTTCTGCGTCTCCGGGACTCTGAACGGTGGCTCGTACTCCCACCATTCGCTGCCGTCGTATTCCTCGCGGCGCAGGAACCCGCCATCCGTGAACACCACGACCAGATCGGCGGCTATCTCCTGAGAGCCGTAGTCGTCGTCGTAATCGATGTCAAGCACCGGTTCGGCCTGACTCCACGGAATTCCCAGCTTCTCGTCGCGGGAGCCGACGAATCGAACGTCATCGGTCGAATGCCCGCTTCGTGATATCGCACCCTTGGTTTCATCTAAAAGATTCATTCTTCCGTTGCCTCCTTGCTATAAGGGTTTGCCATTGCCACAGGGTCGTTGCACAGCTCTCCGCGTCGGACATACCTGTACGCACTACGAGTTGCCAATTCCCACACCTGTTCACAGATATGGCGTTCATGCTCGTTCTGATACCGGTACATGTTCCTAATCGACGTATACCGTCGCCCAAAGCCGTTACTGTTCAGATAACCGTTACGCATCGTTGTCATCCTCAGTATCGAAAACATCCGCACTGTCGTAGGACAGTGTTTTGATTTCGTCCTCGTCGATAATGTCGTCGTAGTCCACCGTGCCGTCGCGCAATGCCTTGAGCACGTTGGCGTCCGTGGGGTCGCCGAGATTGTCGGGCCATTCAATGACCATGCGTTGGCTTGTTTGCTTGGTGATCGTCACATCGGCCGTAATGCTCTTGTTCATTCTTCCGCTGCCTTTCCTTGCATTGCCTTGACTGCGAGTCGCATGGCGTCGTAGTATTCGGCCCTCAACGCGCAGTCAGAATCCCATTGAGGGTAAGAGTCGGGCTTCAACGCCTCGTAGAACGCTTTCGCTCCGGCTACGATTTCCTCGTTCGTGGGCCGGCGCGTGGCTCCGGCGATAAAACCGGCCTCGTATTCCTTGCCCTTGGTCGTGCCACGTATTTCCTCGGGGGATAGACGGACAACTCGTTGGAGGACAGCCCACTTCGCCTCACTGCTGATGATGCTCACAATCGACCTCGTTCCTGATTGCGAACAAGGCAATCATCCATAGACTGAGCAAGTTCCTCGTCGGTGATGTCGAACGCGGTGATCAGGTTGCCGACCGTCTGCAACACGTCGGCGAGCTCGCCGAGCATGGCTTGGCGGCGCTGGTCGCGCACGTAACCTATCCATCCGGCTTTCGCCTTGTCCCGGTCATCGCCGAGCTCGCCGCCCACGTTCACCCCGAAGCAGGCGAGGCAGTTCGCATGATCATCGAACTCCCGGCCAATGCCGCTCGGGTCTGTCGGGTCGTTGGCTTTCAGGTATTGTTTCCCGGCCTCCACCATCTCCGCCGCCTCCTCAAGCGTCTTCAACAACAGCCACTTGTCGGGCGTGAGACGGCCGAAAGATTCAACCGGAGGCAATTTGACGATACGATTGCTCATGCTTCCACCACCTTGGCCGGACGGAACGGGGCCGCGTTTAGAACCTGTACGCTATCCGGCGAGAACCACGCGCGCGTGAAACACCAGTCATCAGCGCCGATGCATGTCATCTGCACGCTGCCATCACGCATCGTCCACGTGTTATCGTCCTTGTCCAACCACAGGCCAGGCTCGTCGGGCAGTCTCAGCTTCAGACGGAGAGCGTAGGCGAATGACTTAGAGCCAATACACTCTCTCACCTCACCCTCGATGCTGACTCCGAAAACGGGACGCCCACGCCTCGGATCAACGCACCAGATGTCATAGCGGTTGCCGCTCTTGGCGACAAAGATATCGCCCGCGTGCACGTCCTCGATGTTGTCGATACGCTCGTACTCGGGGTCATCCACCAATTCGACGGTATCGACGTAACTGGGAATGATGGGCTGCGTATCAGATGATTCAGCCGAGAACACGTGTAAATATGTTCGATGCGCGTCGAGTTGCATCGAAAGGCTACATATACCGTCCGTGTCTCTGGAACGCCGCACGAGCTTCCCTATGAATACGTCTCCGTTCTCCATTGTCACCTTGACTCGCTTATCGAGATTCTGAATCTCCATAAGGGTCTTACCTGCCCAGAATGGTTTCTCACTCATTGACAGCCTCCTTGGCTAGTTGTCGTTTACGTTTCCGCTTCGCCTCATACTGGGCGTATTTCTCGGGATGCTCCAACATCCAACGGCGATGGTATTCAGCCATCTCACTCCGATGGGCGGCAGCATACTTACGAGCCGAAGCCCGAACCTGAGCCAAATGCTCCGACCGGTACCGGCGTGCATACTCATTACGTTTCTCACGATTACGAGCGTTCCGCCGATTCGCCAGATCACGCAGATGCTGCGCATACTCGGGGTCGGTTCGACGCCGTTCCCTAATACGACAGTTCCGGCACATGCCATCCCGGCCGACCCGACACATGCCACCGCACCAATCGCATTTCGGATAACGTTCAGTTATCAGACCGGACAGTTCGCCACCATTCCGGCAATAGTCGATGAACTCCTCATCGGTCATGTCATCAACGTTCACAGCCACACCTCCCCATTAGTGAACCTGCGGAACAACACAGGGTCGAGCTTGTACAACGCCCGCCGAAACTGCGGGTCACGGCAGAACAGGATGAACAACACGCTTACTGCTTCGGCGGTTCGCATCGCGTCCAACCTCCCTTATCGTCCAGAAGCACCCAACCATGTTGGGCGGTGAGAATCGGCACCAGTTCGGGGTGATCGTTGAAACCGCTCACGATATACCCCAAGCTCATGGCCTCACGCGGATGGGCGTGAATCCACCCATGACATCCCGTATCGCCACTCGCCAAGATGAGGTTCGACGCCTCATGCAGTCCCGGCCACTTGTGTGACCGGAGTCTGCGATGATGCCGGCTGAAACCGCTCCAATGGAATGGTTTGCCGCAGCGGACGCACCGGTATTGGTCGCGTGCGTCCACCAAATCCTTGACGTGTTGGGACGGGTTAGATCTGCCCATTTCCGTATTCGTCCTGGGGTTGGCTCCACGGGTCCGTAGGCTGCTGATACTGCTGTTGCGGTTGCTGGAATCCCTGTTGCGGCTGCTGGAATCCTTGCTGATACTGCTGCTGCGACTGTTGGAAACCAGACTGCTGGGCCTTGGGTTTCGCGCTCAACACCGCAATGGTGCGGGCCGCGACATCCCAATTCTCATACCGTTTCCCATCCTTTTCCGACACTCTTTTGGACAAGCTGCCGTTCACAAGAACCTTCACGCTCATGTTCGGCTGGGACTTCAACTGGCGAACCTGATTCAAAGCATCCTTCGCCTGATTCGACAAGGGACGCACACCATAGAACTGAGGCTCCTTGTCAACCCACTGGTTCGTGTTCTTATCCGTGTAACCCGGATGGACGCTGACGTTGAGAATACTGGAATCCTGAAAATCCTTGATCTCTCCCGCATATCCGGTAAACTCGATGCTTGGTTCTCCGGCCATTACGCATTCCTCCTGTAATTGTTCGTCTTGTGTTTCTCCATGGCCCGCCTGTTGCAGACCAGCATGTGTGATTGGGCTCCGGCGCAATCAACGGCACCGCATGTGGGGCATTGGGGGAGCGTGATCTTGTCCCCGTGAGCCCACAGGCATCTGGCGCACTTGCAGCCCGGCCTCGGGGTGAAAGTCACTCGAAGCTCGCCTCCACCTTCGTGAACGGGAAACGATCATCCCGGACACTGGTCTTGAAGAACTGGCTGCGGGATTGGGACTGGCATGGGAAGGCGGGGGCGATGGTGCCATCATGGGAGAGCACCGGCATCCAACGTTTGCCGTCATGCTTCCACACCGATTCGGTGCGAGCCTTGTAGAAGCCCGGCTCCTTCGGAAGGTCATCCATCGTGTACGGTCCGCGGTACGCATATTGGAAAAAGTAGTCATCCACCCACCACCCGTCCGGAAAGCCGAGCTCCCCGATACTCAGGCACAGGGTCTGTCCGCCCGTACGGTCAGAATCCGTCTTCTTCACCGTGTACTCGTTGCCGTTCCTCACCACCACTTTGTCGCCGGGGCGAACCTTCGTGATATCGGTGATACGCTCACGGAAAGCATCATCCACCAGTTCGATGGACTTGATACCGGAGTAAGGGACGAAAGTCGAGGATGAACGAATGGCGGGAGAAAGAGAGACGCAATGAGCAACGTTTCCCACCATGTCGAGCGTACTGGTCATCGTGTCGCCGTTATTCCACGTTATCTTGACACGCAGCCCTTCCAGCTCCCCGCAGGTCTTGCCTTTCCAGAACGGTTTCTTGTCATCATCTTCAGCCTGCTTGACGGATTCCGTCTCGGGCTTCGACTCGTACACATGCACGTTCCGAGCGAAACCGGTACTGTACCCATCGCCAAAATCCAAGAAAACCACGAGATTGCCTTCATCCTCGGTCTCGATGTACAGTGGCGGCTTATGGCCCATACTCATGATGAGACCGTCCACCATGCTTTCCTGGTTCTTCATCTCATGCAGTTCGCCCGCATAATGCCCGTCCGCATCATCAAACTCAACCCACATGCCCGGCTTCACGTCGTTCAAACCAATCTCACTGCTCACTGGGAGCCTCCTTAACCTTGTCGTTATGCTGTCGATAAGCGTCGATGAACCGTTGCGCCTGATATTCGGTCAACGTGCCATAAGCGACCCGCGTTTGCAGGACGTTGCCGATGAAACCGTTCTCCTGACCCACCGGAATCTTGCAGTCTTCAAGAATCCGGTCGATCTGTGTTTTCT